ATTCTGGAAACAGTAATCATAAGAAACTTTACACAGTAACAAGAGTACAAGATAATTCAACTTACTATAGTGGCGAATCTCAACCTTCAGCCTCTCAATACCGAATCTATTGTTCCCCAAATATTTTATATGATGTAACAGACAGTTCGATTTTAAAGTTTGAATCACCGGAAATAAGAGTAATTCAATCAGGAGATGTTAGAGAATATAGCCTAGGAACAAATAACTTATATAGTTTTTCACTTAATTTAGAAGAGGCTTTACCATAATGGCAACCGAAAGAGATATAAATAGTACAATTAGATCTATGCTTATAGATAATGAAGCATTTGAATACGCACACCTAATAAAATTTGAAAGACCTCAATTACCTGGTGCTAATAATACATTTTCAACAAATGCAAATAGATTCGCATATATCACAGATGGAACTAGAGACCTTTCTTTTGATGATGGCTCTACTAATGATGCGGGTTCGGCCAATGGTACACAAATATATAGAGCTAATAAACTTTTAAATATATCAGGGTATAAAGAAAGTATACAAGCAAAAGCTGATACAATGACACTCACCTTAGCTTCTGAAGTATTAGGTACTACGGTACCTGCTAATTTAACTTTTACAAGTAATACAATTACTACCAATACTGTAGGAGTTGACTTTGTAGAAGAAGGTTTAAAAGAAGGAGATAAAATAAAATTAGAAGCTAACGATGGAGCTGGGTCAAATCATAATAAACATTTTCTAATTACAGGATTCTCAAATTCAAATCAAAGTATAGCAATAGAAACTTTAGATGATTCTTTTACTGCAAATAGTACTGGAGAGCTTTATAATGTATCTATTCAATCAGAAGAAATTAAAGGGCCTCTACTCGCTAGAGGTACAGATTTAGCTAATCCAAGTTTTTTAAATAAAAATGTTGAAGTACATAAAGTATTCCTTGACCCTGAAACAGGTCAAATAAAAGGAAATGCAAGTATATTAATATTTAAAGGATTAGTCACCAAAGCTAATATAACAGAAGATCCTACTAGGTCAAGTAGAGTTCAATGGACACTAAGTAGCCACTGGGCAGATTTTAATAAAGTTCAAGGAAGAATGACATCTGATGAAATACATAGAGCTTTAAATGCTAGTGGTAGTCCTCAGAGAGACGCAGCATTAAAAAAAGAATACGCAGATGATATGGGATTTATGCACGCAGATACAAGTGTAAATCTTGTTGCTACCTATAAAGAAAAGTATCAAGAAATGGAAGTAAAAACTTCTAAGCACGGGTTGTTTGGTTTAAAAACTAAAGTCCAGACAAAGATGGTAGATAAAGTTAGGGATAGAGATGTCGACTTAAAAGTTGATTTAGTGTCTAAATATCTTCCTGTTGTATATGGTGTTCGTAGACTTCCTGGTATTCCTGTATTTGCAGACACTCCTTCTAATGACCCAGATACACTTTATGTTCTCTACGCTATAGCGGAAGGAGAGGTAGAGGCTATATATGATATCTATATTGATGGAGAGCCTTTAGTATGTTTAAATAAAGAAGACCAAGATAGTAGAAGCATTACAGGAAGTAATGCGGATAGTAGTGGAGTTTTATGTGCGGGTAGGGCAGATAGAGGAGAAACAATTAGAGGAACTAGTAGTTACTCGTCAAGTTTACAAAATTATGCTACAGGAAAGCAATCGAAATTTAACGATACTGAAAGAGCTTTTGATAAAAACTTTTATGACCAGTATGATGTACAAGAAATCGATTATTTAGTAGATTCAGGAAGTTATTATGACTATTATAACTCAGGTAGTGCTACATCTTATACTGGAAACACTCAAAATACTGTCGGTATAAGAGACGGACAAACATTTCAAATAAGCGTTCCACAACCTATTAAATTATGGTTTCATGCAGGAAAACACGACCAAACAGCAAACTCAAAACTTATAGATATAGCAACAGGAGCAACAAAATTTAAACGCCAATTAGACTACTTTAATAACTCAAATGGAGAAGAGTATTGGTCAACAAATCATAGATTACTAGACACAGCATATGTACTAGCAGAAATAACTGTAACAGAAGAAAACTCTGATATACCAGAACTGGAATTTGTTGTTAGAGGTAGAATACACGAAGGGTATAACTATGACTTTACGTATAGACATGATGATAAAGCATATTCAAGTGAAAGCTCTGCTAATTTTACTTTAGGAGAGTCAGTAACTTTTTATAGAACAAGTGATGATACAGCTTTAAATACCACTACAGTAAGAGATGTATATGAAGAAACGGATCCAAGAACAGGATTAGTTTATAGTAAGATTAGATTTGCAGATAGACCTTTTAATTCTACTAATTTTACTTATGTAGATGGAGCACCAGTACATACTGAATTTTATGCAAAAGATTCAAGTAATAATATGTGGCACATGCTAACTTGGAACCATAACGATATAGATAGTTCAGATGCATATTTACCTAATCAAGGGTCTAATATTTCAAATATTGCAAGAAACTCTTCTACAGGAAAAATAGAATTGAGTGTTGGAGATACTAATTTAAGTGGAGAGACAAAATTCAAAATAGTAGGTACAGGTAGTGGACAATTAGAAGATATTGAAAATTCTACCCTTACAGGAACCTACTCGAACCAAGTAGTAACTTTAGATGTCTACGTAGGTACTTTATCTGGAAGCGACACTATTTCTAGTGGCAGACTTATTGGAGCTAAACAAGTTAAATTGCCTTCATCTGCTTCTTCTACAGATGATTTCTATAACGAACAATTTATTGAAATAACTTCAGGTCAAGGTGTCGGAGAGAAAAGAAGAATTACTGATTATAATGGTACTACAAAAGTTGCTACTTTAAAAACCAATTTTATTGACCATCCTAATGGAAGCAGTGATTATAAAGTATTTGGAAGAGGAAGTGATTTACGTTCAGGTAATAACCCAGCACTACACACATTAGACTACTTAACAAACGCAACTTTTGGAAAAGGTTTAGAACTAGAAAAAGATATTGCTTTAGATACTTTTACTAATTCAGCAAGAACTTGCGATTCACGTTCAGATGTTACTATAGCAACTACTTCTTCGCCAACAGTCGGAGATGAGTATATATTAACAGATGATGGAACAAGTTCTGGAAATATACTTGCAAGAGGAAAAATTAAAAGCTCTACATTAAATGGAACACATTATTCAGTAGTACTAGAAAATGTTATAGGACAATTTCAAAGAATATGGCAAAAATGGATATACTACGAAGTAGGGGATATTATTTACACAAATTCAGGAGATTTATTCAGAGTTCCTTCTTCAAAAGGTAATGGATATATTGACGTACAGCCTACAAATGGAAGCAGACAAGGTTTAAGTTTTATAAACAATATTACATTATATAAAGCAAATTCTTTATCAACTACTCTTACAACCTTTGGCAAAAAGTATATAGAAAACTATAGTTTATATGACTCTGATTTCGTGCAGTATTGGAGATGGGTTGGTTGGGAACACGATCATCAAAGGTGGTGCACTCGACACCAAATGAATTTAGTAGTTGAAACAAGCACTTCTGTCTTTCAAAATACTACTAATATATTAGAGCATTTCAATGGGATTCTTAGTTATTCAAATGGAAACTATGAACTAGAAGTAGAAGCGCAGGAAGATTCTCCTAGCGATAATAGTCCTTATCATATAAAATATGAGGATATACTAGGTTCTTTGAAAGTTACTGAAGACCCGAGCAGAAAAAGTTTTAATACTATAAATGCAAGTTTATCAGATCCTGGAAACAAATGGTCTAGTACTTCTGTTGCTTTTTATAATTCAAACTTTGTAAAATCAGATAGGAATGTAGTAAAAACAGGAAATTTACAGTTCTCTGGAATAACTAACTATTGGAATGCAAGAATAAATGCAGAAAGATTTTTAACAGAATCTCGTTTTCCTTTACAAATATCTTTTACTACAATGCCAAAGGGCGTAATATTAAAAGCAGGACAAGTATTAAAAATAGACTATGATAGATTTGGATGGAGCAATAAACTTTTCCGTATACAAGACTTATCTATAAATCCAGATTGTTTGGTAAATATTTCAGCAGTTGAATATGATGATTCAATGTATCTAATATCAAATACAAGAACATCAGCAGTAAGTAGTACAGAAAATCCAGGAGCTCCTGGTACAGGCACTCCTACAGCTCCTACAGCTTTATCTGGTTCTACAGATAAGCAAGGAGTTTCAATACTTACGTGGTCAAATGCAAGTAATTTTATTAACTCAAGTGACTCTACAGAGATTTGGGCTTCTGACGATAATAACAGATCAAATGCTGAAAAAATAGGTGAAGCAGACAACGAAACTACATTTAACCACGCTTTAGGTGAAGAAGCAGCAAAGTACTATTGGATTCGACATAAAAGAGTTATTTCAAAAAGAAAGTCAAAACAAAAGACAACAATATTTTCAGCATACCATCCAAGTGGTACAACAGCAGGTGTTCCTGCCACAGCTAAATCTCCAGCACAAATAACAGTTAACTTAACAAATCCTAGCATGACCTTGCAACAAACAAACGCAGGTTCTATAAATTATGCTGCAACTGGAACTGATATTCAGGTTATACTTGGAGAAAATATACTTACAAATGACCAATCGGGCAGTCAAGCAAATAGTAGCTTTAGAGTTGCAGTTTCTGCTGCAAATATTACAGCAGGTTCAGAAAGTACTGTTAATGATGCAAACGGAAATGCAACAATATTTAGAATAGGAAATCACGGTAATGCAACTACAGACACTCCTGTAATCACTTATACGATTACAGTAAAAGACGGAGTAGGCTCAACAACAACTTTAAATCGTTTTCAACATTTTGCAGTTGCACAAGATGGAGCACCGGGAGATGACGGCTTTACAATTACAGGTACAAATACAAATCATACTTTTACGGGAAATAGCACAGGAGCTGCAAGTGCTACAGGATTTTCTTGTGACTTTGTAATCAGAGAAGGCGCAACTACATGGACATATGACGGCTCCTCTCCTTACTCTTCTAATTCTTATAGATACGGTTCTTTAACAGATTCAAATGTTTCTTCTAGTGTTGCCTCAGATGGCACTATTACAATTGCTTCAAATTCTGCACTTCTATCTGGAACATCAACAGTAACAGGAAGTATAATCGTACCAATTTATGATAATTCAGATAACACTTTACTTACTACTGCAGTAATTAGTTTAAACAAAACTATAGAAGGATTAGATGGGCAAGACGCAAAATCTGTACGACTATCTGCAAGTTCTTTAGTATTTACTGAAGCAAAGAATGGAACTTTAAGCCCAAGCTCAATAACTCTTACCGCCAACAGACAAAATGTCTCGAGCAGTTCCAGTTTTAGTACTAGTCCAAGTGTAACCTTAACAGGTAGTGGAGACACTAGAGCTTTATCTTCTGCAAATTTTGGGTCAAATGACTCAGTAACAATAACAGTAAGTGCTGACACAGTTTCAGACACAGTGACTCTTGTTAGAGTAGAGGAAGGGTCTGACGCACTTACAATTGTAAATTCAAATCCTGCACATACTGTTCCTGCTACAAATACAGGAGTTGTTAATTCAGGAAATCTAACAGGAAGTGGCACTACTATAAAAGTATTCGAAGGAGCTACTGCACTAGATTATGACGCCAGCGGTACAACAGCAGGGCATTGGACAGTATCTGCATCACAGAGCCCTAGTTCAACTCTTTCCACTACAAGCATTTCTGACAGTAGTAATGATGCAGTTGTAGCTAATTATACTTCAATGGCTACTGGAACAGATAATGTAGTAGTTACTTACACAATAACAGGTAAAAGATTGAATGGAGAAAATTTCTCTTTACAAACCTCACAAAGTATTGCTAAATCTAAAACAGGTACTGCAGGTGGGGCAGGAGTTCGTGGCGGAAGTATATTTACTTTTGAGGAGTCTACTACAAGTGGAATAAGCGCTTCAGATGCTTCTGACTTTGCAGGAACTTTAGATACTGGTACAGCTCGAGCAGTAGCAGCAGCAGTAATTGCAGCAGCGTCTGATGGCACAATAAGACCAAATGATAGAATAACCGTAACAGATAATAGCGCAGATAAAGCAGGTACAAGAGTATATACAGGAAGTGCAACAACTTCATCTTCTTCTGTAGGAACAAGTGACTATAGTTCTTTAGTTGTAGAAACATTCAATGGCTCTGTGATTGTAGACGGAACACTATCTGCATCTAAATTAACAGCAGATACTACATTAACAAACAATCTAAATGTTGGAAGCAACATGAAACTTTCTAGTGGAGGTAAATTCTTTTCACAAAATAAGACAAGTTTTACTGATACAGATGCAGGTTTCTATATGGACACTACAGGTGATTTTCATGCAGGAGACAGCGCAAGTTTTATTAAGTTTGATGCAAGTGCAGGAACAGTTGCAATAAAAGCTGATTCAATTCAATTTAGTTCTGGTACAAGTGTTTCAACTTTTGATGGAGCATATGGTAGTTTAAGTGGAGCACCTTCTTTATTCGATGGAGCATATGGGAGTTTATCCGGGACGCCTACTTTTGGAACTTTAACAATTAATGGTACAAGCTTTACTCCTACAGGGAGCAATGTGTCTATTACTCCCAGCGGTTTGGGAATTAGCACAAGTTATATTGAAGGCGAGCTAGGAGTAAGTAATATTGTAGGATTTGGAAACACAAATATTAGTGGAGGAAGAATAACTTTAACTGGAACAACTATGAACTTCAATACTACCAGTAGTTCTACAACAATAAGCACTGGCGGCATAGATATAAATGCTTTTACACAACAAATTATAATTTCGGACGGTTCATAATGGCGAGACGAGTATTACTAGGAAAAGAAAGTGGGTCTGATTTTGTATTAAAAATTTCAAAGCCAGGAGATGACATAATTGATGATACTATCAATGATAGAGACTTATTATTTAATTCAGAAATATATCGAGCAGGAATTATTCGTTCCAATACTAGTTTTACTTCTTTAGGTTCAGGGTCTTATAAAACTTTTGAAAGTACTACAGATGCAAACGGCAATCATTATATTCCTGCATATTTAATTTCAGAAAATGGAACACAGTTTGCAACCGCAGTATTTGACTATGGGTATGCATCAGTTACCTCTGGCGAAGACTATTATGGTAGAGTAGTGGCAGGCCTTCCTACGGGTGGAGGGGGAGGTCTTTATGAGTTCAGTCTCGCAAGTTCAGGCAGTAATAGAAATAGATTAAAATTACAATATATAAATATTGCAGATGCAGATGACCCAAGACCTGGACAAAACACAGGATACCCTTTTATAGAAGATAGAAGTTTATCAACTTCTGATAGTGTTACTGTAAAAGTAGACATTTTAGGTATTCCTTGTCAGTATGGAAAAATGGTAAATAATACTACTGTTTTTGGAAACTCTTTATTAACAGGAACTGCTTCAGGAGGAGGAGGAGGTAGTGGAGGCACAGTTTCTGCACCAGCAGATCCCACAGTTACTTTTGTATCAAGAACTTCTACTGTAGACAACTTGACAGTAACTTCAACAGCAGGTACAGGTAACACAGCAACAATTCAATTTATAGCAACAACTGCAGTAAGTCCTGTACCTAATATAGCAGCTTCCGGTTGGCAAACTTCAGGCAGTTTTACTCAACCTAGAGGAACTACTAGATGGTATTGGGCTAAACAAGGTAGTTTTGTCTCAGATGTAAATGCTCAAGGCGGGTATGTTTCTCCTGCTTATGATAATACTCCTACTGCTTTTGATTTAGGAGGACCTCAAACTAATGCAGCTCTTAATACATATTTTCAATCTGCTGAAATTACAGTAGCTGGACTAGATAATTCAGATTTTGCACTTGTCTCAGTAACTGGAGCTCAATTAAGTAAGAATCAAGGAGCCTATACAACAAATGGCACTATAGCAGTAAATGGAGATGATTTTAGAATAAGAGTGCTATCCAGCTCTTCTAATGGTACCTCTACATCAGGAACTTTAACTATTGGAACAGTGAGTGACACATATCAAGTAAGTACAGGACAAGATACAACAGTTGATTCTTATGACTTTACAAATCAAAACAGCTTAGAATTAAGTACTTTAGTATATTCAAATACTGAAACAATAACAGGGATCAGCACAGGCGTCAGTGTATCTATTAGCGGAAATAGTGCTGAATTTAGTATAAATGGGGGAAGCTATGGAACTTCGGGAACTATTACAAATAATCAAACTTTAAGATTACGAATGAATACGAGCGGAAGTTTTTCAACTAATACATCTACTACTGTAAATGTAGGCGGAGTTACAGATACTTGGACAATTACAACAAGAGGTCAAACTCCTGTTACTACTCCAGGTTCTATAACAGCAACGCAAATTACGAATACAACGGCAACTGCACAAACAGTAGATGCAACAGCAGCTCATCAATTTTTAGGTTCAGGTACTTTACAAGTATCAAACAACAATTCTACTTACTCAGCGAATGGAACAGACTTTAGTCAAAATAGAAATACAACAGTAACTTACTATGCTCGTTCTTTAGGTGGAGACGGTAATACTAGTAGTACTATTAATGTAGATAAATTTGTACCTCCAGTTGTAACAGTGGGAGGAATAGGTAATTTTGTAGGATACCCTGCAGCAGGATTTAATTATACTTATAGCGTATCTGTTCAGAGAGGTCAAGGAAACTATAATACATATAGCAGCTATTGGGGAACTACAACTACAAGTATAAGCAATAATTCGGGAGGGTGGTTAAGTACTTCTATTACTAATTCTTCTGCCGGAAATTTTAATTTAACCGCAACAGCAAATACTACAGGAAGCGCACGAACAGCAACTGTAACATATACTACAAGTACTACTTTTGGTGCGTCACATACAATGACATTTACAGTAAATCAGTTAGCTCTTGACGGAGTTCCAGATCAATTTACGTTTACAGATCTTACAAATCAAAGTCTAAGTTCTTTAGCTTATGCTTCTGCTACAATAACAGGAATTGCTACAACAGTAACAGCTTCTTACTCAGGGGATACTGGAGGATTTAGAATTGGAAATAGTGGCTCCTATACAACAGCGGATAAAACTTTAACAAATAATCAAGTAGTACAAGTACAGTTAAGTACTTCTGCGAGCCATGGAACAAGTACTAATGCTACAATAACAATAGGAGGAGTTTCAGATACTTTTACAGCAACTACTATAGCTGCAGATACTACTCCAAATTCTTTTACTTTTATTGACCAACCAGCTGCAGCAGCAAATACTTTAGTGTATACTAATATAATAACAATAGCAGGAATAAATACTTCTGTTACAGCTTCTATAAGTGGAAATTCTGCTGAAATGCAAGTTAATAGTGGTAGCTATACTTCTTCAAATCAAACAATTTCAGTTGGAGATACAATACGATTGAGAATGACTTCAAGTGCTACTGCAGGTGCTACAGTAAATACTACTTTAACTGTTGGAGGAACCTCAGATACTTGGTCAGTTACAACTACAACAGCAACCCTTCTTTGGTCAGTAGGATTAGCTCTTGGAAGTTTTAGTGCTTTTGGATTTCTATCTCAAGGATTTAGTACTTATATAGGAGGAGGTCATGGAACTGCAACTGATACTTCTTGCGATTTATATAATGGTCAAACTACATGGGGATTTAGTGACCAAGAAAGCTCTGCACAAAATACGTTTTTTCATGTAAGTGGAGTAACCTCTAACTCTGGTTGGACGACTTTAAAAATATATAATGGAACAAGCAACTCTGCTACTCTATTAGCAACAAGAACAAGATCTTCTTTAACTTATAGTAATTCAGGAGGTAGTTTTGCAAGTTGGGATATGGGTTCTGATCTTACAGGCGGAACAGGTAATTTATTTTTGGAGTTCTTTTAATGGAAACTTTTAATAACAATGGACAATTATATGTAAGAAAAGTATATGATACAGATTTTATCATAGAAATTCCTGCAGTTTTAAATGAGGATGGCTCTTTGAACGAGTCTCAGACCACTACTAATTTAGACACTACTTATGAAATTCATAAGGTGAATAAGGAGACATATGAAACTTATACATCATAATTCTTTAATAAATATTCCTTATTCCTTGCAAAAGTATGTAAAATCTTTTCAGCAGTGGGACAAAATTCATGCTTTTAATATTGAGTCTGCATTGAGTTACGAAGCATTTCTATCCGTATGTGAATCAAATAAAATTATGGGAAATTATTATATTATAAATAGTAGTCTAAAGGCTAATAAAAATTTACAAATTAAGACATTCGAAGAGTGGAAAACAGTAGGCACTCTTAAGATTGGAGATTATATTTTTAATGATAATTATAAATATATAAAAGTTGATAGTATAGAACAAGTTTCAGAAAGTGTTGAAGCAGTTGAAATAGAAACAACAGCAAATTATTTTTTAGAGAGGTATTTAGTAAAATGAGTAGACGAGTATTATTAGGTAAAATTGATAGTAATGACCATGGATTACTTATTTCAAAAGTAGGAGTAGACGTAATAAATAGTTCAGGCGTTGTCGCAAATAAAGATTTATTAGTCTTTGACAGTCGTGAAAAAGGGTATGCCCAGGTTATTGCAAGAGGTAGTACAACTGTAACACGTACTGGTTCAAATGCAGGTACATCTACGGTCACTTTTTCAACTGTAGCAATTCCTAATGCTGTAGTAATTACTTATCCTGATGATAATATTACAAATTCTCCATATTATGAAATAACTTCAGTAAGCACTACAGCAGTACAGTTTACAGTTCCTGCAACATATGCGGATTTTTCATCTATATATGGAGTTAATTTTAGTTATTTTCAGAATTTCGGTAGTGGAACAAGTACTCCAACTTCTACAACAATAAACTATATAGTTTTAAGGGGGCATGCATAATGGCAAGACGAGTATTATTAGGAAAAGCGGGAAGTGACCAAGGATTTTTTGTATCTAAATCAGGTACCGATGTTGTAAATAGTTCGGGTGTTTTAACAGGCGGAGAGAATTTACTATTTGATAGTAGAGTAGGGATCGGGAGCTTGCCTCTTAAATTCCATGGAGAAGGGTTACTAGGAGTACCACCTAATGTGGGCAATAGTTCGGGTCAAAGTATTCAAATCGAACAGGAATTTGTTAGTAGTACAAAAGCTACAATTACACATAATTTAGGGTATAAACCATATTGCATAGTACAATGGTGTTTTCAATCAGATTTAGACTCTAATGGTATTGCAACAAAAATGTACCCAGTAACTCACACAAACTATCAATTAGAAGCAGAACAATCCGACTATGGACAAAGAATAGAAGAGTTTAGAACTGAAGGAGTTCTAGGGGTGTGGTATGAAGTAACTACTACACAGTTAATAATTTATAATAATATGCAAGGCGAATACGGCTACGAAACCCTAGATAATGTAGTGCAGTATACTCAAGGCGTTAGTGGAAGGTCTATAGCATACGCATTTTTAATTTTTGATGTACAAGGAGTAGATACAATATGAGCAAAATTACAACAGCAACAACAGGAGTTGGAACAACAGAAACAACTATTTATACTTGCCCTACAGGCAAAGAAACAACAATATCAAGATTTAGTATAACAGGAACAAAAGATGTTACTGATTTAAAACTTAAGTATTACAATTCATCATCCTCATCTATTATAGCTTTAGTTGATAGCGGTGTAGTAAATTCAGGAGATACAGTTAGTTATATAAGTAATTCAAATACTCTAACTATGAATCCAACTGACTACCTTAGTGCATTATCAAATGTTGACAATTCATTAGATATAATTGTAACATATGAGGAAACAGATGCTTAGGCTACATAGGTTCAAAAAACAGTTCTTGACAAGAGGTTATAAAATTTGGTATAATTAAGACATTGGAGGTATAAAAGATATGTCAGCAGGAAGCTACAATTTCACATTAGAACAGGGAGCAACATTAGACAGAACTGTTACAGTACAGGAAAGTGGCTCGGCTATGGATTTGACAGGATATACTCCAAGAATGCAAGTTAGAAGTACACACGATTCTTCAACTGTATTACTTACTGTAACTTGCAGTATTGCTAACGCTTCAGGAGGTATAATACGTCTACAAGGCAGTGCAAGTACTACAGCTTCTATTGAAGAAGGAATATACGTATACGACTTAGAAATTGAGTCAAGTACTGGAGTTGTTACTCGTTTATTACAGGGTAATGTAACAGTCACTCCAGAAGTAACAAGATAACATGGCTATTACAGTAACGGTTAATGAAGAGCCGACTTTCGTAACAGTAAACGAAACTAATACCAATGTTACAGTAAATCAAACAGACAACCCTATAACTGTGCAAACAAGTCTAGCACTGGTTACAGGAGTATTAGCCTCTGCATCAGAAATAACAGCAGATGCTCATGGGTCTTTTGGGGGTGGTACGCTTCAAGCAGCTATTAACCATCTTGCAGACCAATTTTTTAGACAATCAACAACCCCTACTGGGGCTTCATTAGGAGAAGGTGACCTATGGTATGATACTGATAATGATCAGCTAAAAGTATATAGAGAAACTTCAACTAATAACTTTGAATTCGTACCCCTTGCCGCAGCAACGGATACAATGGACAATCTAGACGGAGGACAGTTCTAGAAGTCAAATAGGAAAACATTATGGCACAAACAATTAAAATCAAAAGAAGTAGTAGCGCGGCGGCTCCTGGTAGCGCCTTAGCTGCGGGTGAACTGGCCTATTCCTTTAATTCCAGTAAGTTATTTATAGGTGACGGTTCCGCTAATGATATCATAGGTGGTGAGTTATTTGTAAATATGCTCGACCACACAGCGGGTACTTTAACTGCAAGTTCAGCAATCATTGTTGACTCAAATAGTAAGATAGACCAATTAAAAACAGCTAATCTTACAATAGGGGCAAACTCTATTACTGCAGGTTCAGGTAATGTTCAAATAGTATCAGCAGCAGATTTAGACTTAGATCTAACAGGTGGTTCAATAGACACAAGTAGTCAAGCTACAGAAATCCTAATTATAGATAACAATGCAAACGCATTTGAAATCAAAGAAGGAGTAACTTCTTACTTAACTTTCGATACTACTAACTCAGCAGAGAAAATAACACTCGGAGCAAAGCTCGAAGCAGGTTCTGTAGAAATCGAAGGTACAAACTTTGACATTAATGGCGGTACTATTGATGGTACAGTTATTGGCGGTTCTTCTGCTACAGCAGGTACATTTACTAATTTAACAGGCACAGGCACAATAAACTTTGCAGGTGCTACAGTATCTAATGGTGGTTCAGTAACTACTGTAGATATTAATGGTGGTACTATTGATGGTGCAGTTATAGGCGGTGCAAGTGCAGCAGCTATAACAGGTACTACAATTACTGCTACAACACTCACAGACGGTACAGCAAGTATCAGCAGTGGAGATATTACAGGTGTTACTTCATTAGCAGTAGATAATGTTACTGTAAATGGTAATGACATCTCTACAACAAATTCAAATGGTAATTTAACATTATCACCAAATGGAAATGGCACAGTAACAGTACCTTCAGGATATAAAGATAGAACTGGATTTGGAGCTACTTCTCTTGTATCAAAAGAATATGTAGATGCAGTTAAAGTTGGTTTAGACTTTAAAGATTCAGTAAGAGTTGCTACTACAGGTAATATTTCGATTTCAACTGCACCAGCTGCAATTGACGGAGTAACTCTTTCTAGTGATGATAGAGTACTTGTAAAAGATCAGTCTACTGGCTCACAAAACGGTATATATGTATTTAACGGTTCTGGTTCAGCAATGACAAGAGCTACTGATGCTGATGCTAACGCTGAAGTAACATCAGGTATGTTTACTTTCGTAACAGAGGGTAGTGTAAATGCTGATAGTGGTTTTGTACTAACAACAGACGGTAGTATTACAGTCGGCAGTACAGCTCTTGCTTTTGCTCAATTCTCAGGTGCTGGTCAAATAACTGCTGGTGCAGCAATGACCAAAACCGGTAATACTCTTGATGTAGAAGTAGATGGACAATCATTAGAAGTAAGTTCAGATGCTTTAAGAATCAAAGGTATTACACAAACAGCAACTGGTGACTTAATATTTGGTAATACAAATGGAGCTAATTCAGGTTATCAAAGACTAACAATTGGAACATATGATTCTACAAATAGTGTAGGACAAATGTTACAAGTCGGAGCAAACAGTACAGTTACTTGGACAAACACAATAGATGGGGGAACATTCTCCTAAGAATTAAGTTCCGCGTATATACGCATAGAAAAGGAATACCATAAATATGGCACAAACGATTAAATTAAAAAGGTCTGCGACTCAGAACGCAGTACCTTCCACATCATCATTAGCATTAGGTGAAATAGCACTTAATACCTACGATGGTAAGTTATTTATTAAGAAAGATGTAGGCGGAACAGAATCAATAGTTACTATAGGAGCAGTCGGAGCTGGGTCAATCGGACCTACCGAATTAGCTTCAACAGCAGTAACAGCAGGTTCATACGGGTCTACAAGTGCCATACCAGTAATAACAATAGATGCAGATGGAAGGATAACAAGTGCTTCCACTGCAACAATCTCAGGCTTATCAGCCAACTCAGTAACATCTACAGAAATTGCGGCAAACGCTGTAGGTATCTCTGAGCTTGACGTTACGGACGGAACAGATGGTCAAGTACTTACAACAGACGGAAGTGGTACTCTTACTTTTGAAACTCCAACAGGAGGAGCTGCTTCTGCAAATGCTTTTGCTACTAATATAGCAAGTGGTGATGGTAGTACAGCAACTTTTACACTTTCTAGTACGCCAAGTGCAGAATCAAAGATTATAGCATTTATTAATGGTGTATTCCAAAATCAAGACGCTTATACGATCAGTGGTACAGACATAACTTTTGATACTGCTCCAATATCTGGAACAAATAATGTAGTTGTATATGTAATAGGAGATGTCTATAGTGGAGAAAGTGTACTTATAAGTAACTTTGATGGTAATGGTAGTACAACAGCTTTTACACTCTCTAATAATCCTGGAAATGAAAACAATACACAAGTATACATAGATGGTGTATACCAGCAAAAAACAACATATAGTGTAAGTGGAACTACTCTAACATTTAACACTGCACCTCCAACTGGTACAGCAAATATAGAAGTTGTAATGTTAACTTCTACAACTGTAAATACTCCAGCAGCAGGTTCTGTTGTAACAGCTTCTATGGCTGATGATAGTGTTACAGGTGCTAAGATAGTAAGTAGTGCGGTAACAACAGCGAAGATAGCAGATGCAAATGTTACTACAGCAAAGATAGCTGATGCAAATGTTACTACAGCAAAGATAGCAAATGACGCAGTAACTTTAGATAAGATCGCTGACGCAGTATTTGTAACAGAATCAGAAGGTATATCTTCAAACGACAATGACACTACTTTACCTACTTCAGCGGCAGTAAAAGATTACGTTGATGGAAAAGACTTTGAGACAGGTTTAGCAGGAGATAGTGGAACAGGTACAGTAAATACAAGTCAAACTCTTACATTTTCAGGAACAACAAACGAAGTAAATACTTCCGTGTCTGGCCAAACAGTAACAGTAGGACTACCAAATAGTGTAAACTTAACAAGTAACTTAACTGTAGGTGGTTACATAGCTGGACCTGCTTCTTTTACAATTGACCCTGCAGGAGTTGGAGATAACACTGGAACAGTTGTTATTGCAGGCAACTTACAAGTAGATGGAACACAAACAATAATTAACTCTACTTCTATGTCAGTAGACGACTTAAATTTAACTTTAGCAAGTGGTGCAGCGAATGCGGCCGCAGCGAATGGTGCAGGTCTTACTATCGATGGAGCAAGTGCTACTTTATTGTATGCTTCTTCAGGAGATAAATTTGTCTTTAATAAGACGGTAGACGCTACAATAGGAACAGCAGCACAGCCTAATATTACAAGTGTTGGAACTTTAACCTCTTTAAATGCCAGTGGTAGTGTTAAGTTAGATAAAAGTTTTGCTTCAAGTGATTTTTTAGGTGATGCTAATATATACTCATTAAGATTAACAAATGATAACACGACCGCAGGAAATGTTGTAGGCTTAAGTTTTGGCCAAGGTGGCTATAATTTTACAAACTTTATTGCAAGTGTAAGGACAGGAACAGGAGCTAATCCCAAAGGTGATTTAGTATTTGGTGGCCGACCATCAGATGGTTCTGCATTTGTAGAAAGAATGAGAATACAAGCAAATGGCCATGTTGGTATCGGAACAGATAATCCAGGTTATGCATTAACCATATCAAATACAACTTCAGGCAAGCTTAGTCTTGCAGGCGGAACAAATCAAAATGGAATAAGATTCGAGGCTGCAGGGAATGATGGAGTATCAAGTTCGCTGTATTATCTTGGAGCCGGCTCAGACCTAATGAGTGGTACCGATTATGGTGCCGTATTCTTAGATGTTACAAATAACCGTTCAGTATTATACGATGACCAAAGTAATAGTAGATTAGGCTTTTATAATAATAACATGGTTATTGATGCTTCTGGAAACGTTGGAATTAAACGAACAAGTATAGCTCAACCAAGTGCAGGTGCTACAACACTTGCTATACAAGGAACAGATAATAATAAAGCTGGTGCAATTAGATTATATTCAGCTAATGATTCAGTTGCAGCTTACATATATCCTGATAGCGTAAATGGTTTATCTATTAATACAAGTACAAGCCATCCTATGGTATTTAGAACTGCAGGTGTAGAAAGACTAAAGATTGGTTCTGATGGTTTGGCTGAATTTACTTCTACTAGAAATGAATGGGCGATGCGATTAACTTCTGGTTCAAATCGCGGAGGTATAGTATTAGATAAGCCTGGAACATCAACTATAATGGGAAGCATGTTAATGCTGGCGTCAGATGAAACATTTAGACTTGGTACGGCCTCTAATTATCATATCAGAATGACTCAAAATGGTAGTACATTCTTTGGTGATACCGCAAATACTCATTTTTCAAGCAGTGGAAATCTCTACATGGGAACAACTACTAATTTTATAGCATATAACACAATTCCTGGGTCACAATGGACTACAATAGCTGAATCAATAAATTATGGTTCACATGGTTATAGTTCTTCTCAAAGATATTGGCATCATCTAAAATCAGCTGGTGGAACACATATCACAGTTAATACTGATGGAGCAGTAACTGCTTCTGAAAATGCATTTGATGATTTTGTAGTTTGGCAAGGAACACAGGATTCAGGCGAACCATTGTTCAGAGTTTCAAATGCTGGTAGAGTAATTGCTAAACGTAATTATGAAATTGGTAATCATAAAACAAATAAAGAAGAGTTTGGGGTCAGTGCAATAAACACTGTTGATACAGCAACTTCAGACATTAATACAACTACTACAAATACATATGAAAATAGACCGGGTGTATATTGGTTAAATTATAACAGTAAAAGATTTAGAGCATTTATAAAACCAAATTGGTTGCAAAATAGAAACTGGGTATTGGCTGCAAAATTCTTTCACCATTCTGATATGCCGGCAGGCTCAAGTTTATGGACTAATGATGCATCATGGAACGCAGGGGATTTTGACTTAAATAACGGTCATTTTTCTAAATATGGAATGCCTTGGAGATATTTTGGATTCACTAGGTTAGCGATGCAAATGGGGGACAGAATTGCTCCAATTATGCAATTTAACTCAACACAAACTTTATATGGAGCATTTAGTGGAGGATTAGCTAATAATTCAGGAATTACAGCAGACAGTACAGATCCTGCAATGACGGGAACTGGAGTAACATACCATAATATGACAAATTATGCAGGTCCTGACTTTACAGATTTAGGCGGCCTAGAAGATAGAATGCAGTCTTATGGGTTAAATAAATGGATGGGAAGTTCAACAAATTCTACTTCATCAAATAATCAAAGTTCTTTCAATAAAAATGGAACTGTAAAAGGCCATCAATTAACAGTAGAAGACTCACATCCAAATATTGGAGGTAATGTTGCTCTGGGTCGTGCAGGAGCATGGATTGGCTGTCCACTGGATGAAGGAGGTTCTACCCAGGGCAATGCAACGGGTAACGGTGGTGCAGATTCTGCCTTTGGCTTTGGTGGGGGTTGTGGTAATAATGCAAGAACTTGGACATCAGGAATTGCTGAATGGGGTAGAGGCAATGAAGTTGCTAACTATCACCCTGCTTATATTTGGTTAAGCATAGACTAGGAGATATTATGATAAATTGGGAAGATGTAAAAACACAATCAATAACAAATATAAATGATATTGTTGATAATGCAGGTGTAGTTTTATTAGATGGATTAACAGAAACTAAAAAGGCTGGAGTTGATTTACAAGAGCAATGTAAAGTTGCTTTAGATAATTATAAGTTAGCATGTACTCAATTATCCATAACAGAAGATTCAAGCGTAATTAATAAAGCAAGTACATATATAGGATAAAAAATGGCAAAAACAACAGTACCAGGATTATACATAGCAGATGGCGCAATAACAGCAGCCAAGCTTAGTAGCACCCTCGATTTATCAGGAGTTACTATTACTGTTGCAACAGCCAGTACAGGAGATAATGATACTACAGTAGCTTCTACAGCTTTTGTACAGCAAGAAATAGCTGCTCTTGTAGATAGTTCTCCAAGCGCACTCAATACACTCAATGAATTAGCTGCAGCGATCGGAGATGACGCAAGTTTTAGCACTACTGTAACAAATAGTATTGCTACTAAACTACCTTTAGCGGGGGGTACTCTTACTGGTAATCTAATAATTAATACTACAGGGTCTATACAGATACCAGTAGGTACAACGGCACAAAGACCAACAGCCGCACAAGGACAACTAAGATTTAATACTACTACAAGTAAGCCAGAAATATACAGTGGCTCAGCTTGGACAGATGTAGGTGGCGGTGTAGAATCCGTAAATAGTGCAACTGGAGTAGTTGTTCTAACAACAGCAAACATTACAGAGAACACAAACTTATATTACACAGACGCAAGAGCAGACGCCCGTATCGCAGCAGCAGACACCGATGATCTAAGCGAAGGCTCAACTAATTTATACTTTACTACTGCGAGAGCAAACTCCGCATTTGATGGCAGACTTTCAGGAAGCACTGGAGTTACTGTATCAAATGGAGCAGTTTCTATTGGACAAGATGTTGCAACGTCTACAAGTCCTACTTTCCAGAACTTAACACTAAGCGGCACAGATTCAATTAAAGTTCCTTCAGGTACTACAGCACAAAGAAGTGGCTCACCTGCAAATGGAATGTTAAGATATAATTCTAGCACTAACGAATTTGAAGGATATGCAGACAGTGCCTGGGGTGCAATCGGTGGAGACACAACTTCCAGCGTAGACTTATATACAGCAACTGGGAATGGTAGTACTGCTACTTATGACACAGGTAAGAACCCACAGTCAGAAAACAATACATGGGTATTTGTGGGTGGAGTATACCAACCAAAATCAACATATAGTTTCAGTGGTACACAAATTACACTTTCAGAAAATTTACCAAATGGGGAAGATCTAGAGGTAATCACTGGAACGGTTTCAACATACAATCCAACGGATGCTATCTTGGGTCAGTATAACACAACTACATCAAATACCGCGTCCTATGACACAAGTTTGACGACTGAAAATGAAAATAATGTTTTCGTTTTTGTTGATGGAGTATATCAGCCAAAATCTTCATATACTTATAGCGGAAGTACTTTGACTTTAGATGCAGTTCCTACATCAGGAATGGCACTAGAAGTATTGGTTACACGTTCAATGAATGCGGCAACAGTAACAACGGGCTTTCTTGCAGACGATGCTGTAACGACAGTAAAGATATTAGATGCCAATGTAACTGCGGGCAAACTTGCTTCGTCTTTAGACTTGACTGGAAAAACAGTAACAGTTGCAACAGCGAGTACAGGAGACAATGATACTTCTGTAGCTTCGACTGCATTTGTACGACAAGAAATAACGGCTTTAGTCGATAGCGCACCCGCTGCAATGGACACATTAAATGAATTAGCAGCAGCTTTAGGCGATGACGCTAACTTTAGTACTACTGTAAATGCAAGTATAGCTGCAAAATTACCTTTAGCTGGCGGAACGATGACTGGTGATTTAATATTAGGAGATAATGTTAAATTAGAAATTGGCTCAGCTTCAGGCGGCGATTTACAGATTTATCATGATGGTACTAACAGCTTTATTAAAGATACAGCTGCTAATTTGGTTTTAAATACTGATTCTTTATTAGTATCTAATGCAGCAAATACAGAAAATATAATAGTTGCACAGGGTGATGGTGCTGTTACCTTATATCATAATAATTTAGCTAAAATAGCCACAACCTCAACAGGCATAGACGTAACAGGTACAGCCACAATGGATGGGTTGACTGTTGATGGTTATATTCAGTTTACTGATTCAGGCTCAAGTAATCGTAATGTTTTATATTTAGATGGTTCAAACAATGTAGTTTTAGCGACTGGAACTACAGCAGGAGCAAGAGGAATAGATTTATATACCAATAATAGCAAAAGTCTTTCTGTTGCCGAGGGCGGAGACATCTCCTTCTACGAAGACACAGGCTCAACAGCTAAGTTCTTTTGGGATGCAAGTGCTGAACGATTGGGTATTGGAACTACTAGTCCTAATGGTAAGCTAACTATTTCAAATAGTAGTGCTGAAGGATTTGAATTTAGCCCAGGGGTTACTAATTTTGGTGTTGCAAATACAAACTATATTGCTTCATACGATAGAAATGCAAGTACCTATAGAGATATATCTTTTGATGTTGGTGGTACAGCAGGAACCGCTATAAGATTTAAAGCAGGAGGCTCGGTTGGTATTGGAACTAGTAATCCTGAAAGTAAATTAGCTGTTAAAGGAAGTTCAGGAAACGCAGATTTATTTAGTATAAGTGATATTACAGTGCCGACTAGTGGTGTTGAATATGGCACAGCTATGATTAAAACAAACTCTACTGAATATGCTTTAAATATTACAAGTTATAATGCAAATGGTAAAGGTCTAAGAATCTACAACAATGGTGGACAAAATGCTTTTCTAATCAGTCAAGCAGGTGGAGATAGGTTTGTTGTAGATGGTTCAGGCAATGTTGGTATCGGAGAGGACGACCCGCAAACAAAATTACATGTATTTGGTACTGACCCAGTAGTAAGAATTTCTGACGATAGTACAAGTGGTTTTCCTACTTTAGAACTAAGACAA